CCATCTGGACGAACGGCTTGACGATGTATCCGTAGAACTGCTCCAGGATTTTGAGATCAGCATCCAGCAAAGGGCTCGCGGGCGTCACGATGACGTTCATGCCGCGCCCCTGGCAATATCCCAGCCAGTAGGTCATGCACGCCATATAGCGCGTCACAACATCGGACTGCCGCGGATGATACTTCACCCCGCCCCAGATATAATCACAGCCGAATATCGTCAACTCCTCGACGCCGATCAGCGCCGCATAAGCCGCGATGTAAGACACACTCCCATTGAAGTAAGGACGCGCGCCCGGCATATTTAAAACCTCTTGCAGAGGGTACGCTATAGCTCGCGGATTCCTCGGCGTCGAGGTGAAGACCGGATGGTCCGCAGTCTCGAAAAACCTCGCGAATGCCGGTGTGCGGTTCACGCAGGTAAGATAATCATCCATCGCGAACGACACATCGCACCTGATAACCGCACCGGCAGCGTTGACGCCCCAGACCTCGTCGTGGTCGATGACGGCGGCGTCCGATGACATGATATCCATGTATTCAGATTTCGACGGACCAAGTCCGACCAAGATCACGCGCCTTGGGTTTTTCCCGGTTGGATGCTGCAATGTGTCCTCCGCAAAGAAAAATCAGGAGACAGGTTTCCCCGCCCCCTGATTAATCAGCCTATTCGGTGTAATAAATCACAACCGACATGGTGCCGCCGCCGACAACATTCGCATCGGCGAGAACACACTTGATATCAACATCCGTCTTGGGATCGGTAGTGACACTGCCGATGTGATCCCAAAGCGGCTGCCCGTAAGAACTGATCGACGCGCCTTGAGTAATCAACGCGCCGGAACCAGCAGACGAAACATCATGCCCATTAGAAAGGGCGTCCGCATCGTCAGTGAAGTCCGATTTACCGGACAAATTATAGACGCCGACATCCACTGTGGGCGATCCCGTAGTGGTGAGATCGTCCCAATAAAGAGTGGACGCCGGAAGGATGATCGCGTTCGACGGCAGACGCGCCATCGAGTAGGTAGACGCCACTGTATCCGCAGCACCTACTTCCACGGTCTCAATCCAGCACCGGACGTTGCCACCTGCCTGACCGGGATCGGCCAGAGATTTAGGGACATCGTCCAGCCCGTCCATGACGAGAGAACCGACCAAAGTAACAACAGCCATTGGTTTATCCCCCTCCTAACTTGGGTGGCATTCGATGTAACCCACAAGCTCTTCTTGCATGCGCGTAGCACCGATGGACATTGATACAAAGACCTGCGTCGCGTAATTCTTGTCATCACGCTCCGAGATCTTAACGGCGGAATCCTTCCCGATTGCCAACTTCATTCCGGCATTCTGCCAGAATAGAACCTTGTGGTCCGAATTGCTGTCCGTCTCGATTAACTCGGTGCGGACAAAGTTGAACCCAAGAAACGTATTGACTTCGCCTTGGACAAGCGCCTTTACACTAGCGTAATCAGAGCTTGTAACCTCGGTTTCGGCAAGAAGGTTCTGAAGCTGTTTGGCGTTAATAACCATCGTGCGATTGTCATCGTCAGCTTCATTGGCATCAAGAATCTGCTTGGCGGCGCGCAGCTTGCCAACATTCAATCCGGTGTCTGCCGCTGGTGAGATGCCCACCTGAACGTCAACCGTATTATTGCTGTCATAACTAGTGCTGGTTCCGCCGGCAACGCCCGTGTAGGCGGTGCCGTCAGCAGCGTCGATGATCGCCTCGTCCATCGCCCTGCCCATCGCAGCGGAAGCCGCGATAGAGTAAGGCCCAGCCGGATCGATCAACATTCGGACGCGGTCCTCATCGTCAATGAGGTCGGCCCAGTCGTAATCGACCAGAGAGACGCGCCGCCTGGAGTGCGGCGTATCCATCCGTGGCGTGTCTTGATGCCGCGTGGTGCGAACGCGAGCGGCGGTACTGCCGATCTGTTCAAAATAAGCGTTCTTGCCGACCACGGTCTCGACAGAGACCTTGTCACGCAAGCGCGAACCCTTTTGCTGAACAAGATGTTCGACATTACCCTTATATTGCTCGACGAACGCAGTGGTGATCTGGATAGACATGTGTCAATCCTCCTTTGCGTTGTGGAACTAGGGTGAAGGGTTACCCGCGCCGCGGACCCAAGTGCGGTCTCTCCCGCCGTCTCTTTCGGACCTGTCGCCAGGTTGCCCGGATTGTCTCAAGGTATGCTGGACCCTTGCGGGTTATCCAGCGTCCGGAAACGCCATCTGCGTCAAGCGCGTCAGGCGATCCTTTAGAACCTTGTTTTCAGGGTGCTTCTCATCCATAAGCGCAGGATTTGCCCTGATTTTCGCGATCTCTTCCTTGGCAGCTTCCGGCGTGGTGCCGAACCGCCCCGATCCTTCGGCGTCCTTGAATTGACCGGACTGCTTAATCGCCATACCGATCTTGGCGAACGCCTTGACCACGGCTGGATTTGAACCCAGCCCAGCGTTGACCAACGCCTCGGTCAAGTCATCTCCACCATATTCGCTGATGCCTCGCTTCGCGGACGCAATGCGCTCATCAAAGGCAGTGCCAAATTCCTTCTTCAGCGCAGCCTCATCAGCGGCTTGAGCATCAGCGAAAACCGCTTGTTGCGCCTCGCCGGTTCCGATCATGCGCTCGACAAATTTGTCGTGAACCAACTGCGCCTGCTGGGGCGTCAGCTTGGCCTCATGGAACGCCTCACGCATGTCATCAGACAATCCCTGGTCATACGCCTCGAAACCATCCGGCGCCGCCATCGCGTAATCCATAGCGTCATCAGGCGTGCCGAGCTTCGACCAGCCTTCCCACTCCAGAATATCGCTATCGGCAGTCGGCAATGCGACCTTGTCGGCGCCGACAGCACGCTCCAGATTGACATACGACTTCATCAGATCAGCATTGGACTGCCAACCCTTCGCGTCTATCGTTTCCCGGTAGTCATCCAGCCCGGTATCCCAAGCTGGTGCTTCCGAGTTACCCGCGTCAAGCACGGACCCGTCTGCATCATTCGGCATTGGTGATATCTCCTGTTGCAAGTTTCAAAAGTTGTTCTTCATCGAGCGCCAGGATCGAGATGATCCGACGCACCATGTCGCGCGCTCCAGTCATGTGCTGAAGCTCGCTGTCGCTCCTAACGCCGGTCATCACAAAGAGACCTGACGCCTTCAAAAGATCGACCATGATCATCTGCCCCTGTGGCGTGTGCAGGAATATATCGCGGTAAGCCTGCATGATCTCAGCCTGAACCTTGCCCTGTTCTGGGCGCCCTTCATCGGCCATAATATTTTCCCGGTTCTAGTTTCAGGCTATTGAGGCGGCAACTGTGCCATATCTGCGATCTGGGCGACCTTTAAAGCCGCGTCAGCCGTCTGCGGCGCCGCCTGGAGCGCACCCTGCACCATCTGCTGCTGCTGGCGCTGCTGGCGCATGTCATCGATATCATCTTGCCGGCGCAGGATCTTTTGAGGCGCACCGTTCGTATTCGCCAAAATGCGCGTGATGGCGTCCATATCGAAGTTGTCCATGACGCCGGGATCGACCGCCGCCAGGGGCTGCACCATCTCCAGGGTCCGCAGGATGCCGACGCCCTCCTCAGCCTTCATGGCGCGGGACAGCGGCGAGACATATTCGACCTCATACTCGCCTTGGGCTTCAAGAAGCAACTCCGGGGGCGGCGGCAGCACGCCCTGCTTGGAGAGGATGTTCAGTTCCCGATTGATCAGCGGGCCGAGCGTCTCGGACTGCTGCCTCCCCATCGTGGGGGCGAGCAGGGATCCCTTTTCCTGCGCGCGCTGCAAGACCTCCGTCGCCGTCATCTGTGGCGTCTCAACCAAGATCTGGAACAGCGTCACAAGAAATGCATCGTTGATCTGCCGCCGCCGCTGCTCCATCATCTCGAAACCAATATCAACCCGTGCGCCAGTGTGCAGCGGCTGGACCGGGGATTGATGTCTGCCATCCAGGCGAGCGAAGGTCGTGCCGCCGGCGGTGGTATTGACCGGGAAGACAACCCCCTCGTCAGCGATCAGTAGGGGAGGATCTACTACCTTCTGCCCAGCCCGGATGACAGTCCTGCTCATCTCATTGATCATCTTGATCTCAGGCAGGACAGACATCGCCGGCGAGCGTCCATAAACTTCCCGCGGCCCTGTCACATACCGGGACATGACGTAGGGCAGTTCGTCAAAACCACCCTCCTCAATGAGGTGCTTTGTCTTCACCTCGAAATACCCACTGAAAAACGGGGCGTTCCGCTTATCGCGCGCGCTCGCATCCCGGTCAGTGCGAGGCATCACCACATGTAAAAGTTTAATACGCGTGTCGGGCTTATCATCAAATGCTTTCAATACATCGTCAGAAAGATCGCCATCAACAAACATCCGAACCGCCTGCCGGGCGGTCACCTCAAATCTGCGAAACACCGTGTCGATGGTGCCGCGCTCGTTCATCTGGATAAATAGATCCGCCAAGTGGATATTCCGGTAGCGCATTCCGCGCACCGGATCCTCATCCACAAACAACCCGGCTGTGCCGAACGCACCCAGCGACATGTAACCTTCATGCATCTGCGATGCAAAATTCGCCGTGGGCGTGTAACGCAACTGGAAGAGGATTTCCTCAACGACATCGAACCACATGCGGACATCATCATCGTCATTCACTGCGGGATTCGTCGCACGCAGCGTGTGCCAGCGCGCACCACGCGGCGTCAGCAAGCCCTCGACCGCAGAACTAAACCGCTCCAGCGCCAGGACCGCCGTCGCGTCATACAACTTCTGCGTCCGCTTATCACCCGGCGTCCGCTCACCCGTGAACTCCGCAGACCTCGGAAGCACGCGCTCCGCAATCTCTTCCCAATGACTTTCCCAAACACCACGATCCTTCTGAAGCTGATCGAACCGCTTGAAAATCGCAGCCGTGCTGTCAGGAATATCCATCATACGCTCAATAAAGTTGTTTTACGGAGAGCATCAGCATCGGTATTGCGCGGAACCCCACGCAATACCGTGGGCACAAACGTGCCGCCGCCGGCGGTCGAGGACGCATCACGCTGCGCCTTGTCCAGGCGAGCGCCCAAAGAAGAAGGCGCCAACCTGGCGCCCCCTGACTGCATTGGGTTGGGCACGATACACATCAACCGCCCAACAATGATCGCGAGCCAAGATTCGCCTGCTCAATCACACCGCGAGAGCCAGTCAAAATACTCCCGGCCCGACCAGCCGCGGCAGCACGCCGGCGGCGCGAAACACTGCTCCCACTCACCAACGTGTCATCATCAGACGCAGGCACGGGCGGCGGGAGAGGAGAGGGAGAAGGAGGAGGAGGCGGGGGAGGGGACGGCGCTGAATAACACATGTCACCCCCCCAATAATGTGGACTTCGCCAAGTTCGGGTCAGTCGTGTCACCCAAGGCACCCGACAGAATCGTGGACTGACGGCCCTTCGCGGCCAATCGACGCCGACGCTCCGCGTCCGCCTCCGCGTTTACCTGCGGATCGTCCCGTGTCGGGGGCGGCTCCGGGGGCGGCGGGGGAGGAGGCATTGCCGGCGGCTTGGGTATTTTTGGCGCGAATGGTCCGAAACACATGATTAAAACTCCCATCACGCTCAAACCGCGAGCGCGTCCATGAATAACAGTGGAAAACCTTCCGTGACGGCCCGTAATCCTCAACCGTCGCCTCGCGAATAGCACCCAAAACCTCAAGCCAGCGGTGCGCCTCGTCATGCCCGTCCATCGACCAGCATTCCGCGCGAACCGCTGACGGTTCAGACAGCATCTCGGGCATCATCCGTCGCCGGATGTCCATCGTCACCGCACGACCAACAGACTTCCACTTGTCCGTCGCGAACATCCAGACCTGCCAAATGCCAGGACGCGACATGTGCGCTCCATAAGCCGCGACAGGCTCCAAATCAAATAACGCAACCCGCGCCAAACCGCCGACAGCCAATGTCTGAAAAGCCAAGTCTTCAGGCGTGCCGCCAGATACCAAAGGGAAGATCTCCTCGGCATCCAAAACACGCATCCGCCGGGCGATGAACACAAGATCCGAATAGACCGGCCCGACCAGATCAACCGATTTCAGCATAATCGCTCGCCACCACAGGACCGCCCCTCGCAGTTCGCCCAGTGCGCGCCATTAGCGAATAGTCCTCCAGAGAACCCCCATCCCGAACCCCCAAGGCAAGATATCGGAACGCATCAGCCGCATGCGAATTGGCGTCATGCGCCGGACGGTCCTTCCAGTCGTTCGTCCTCTGATCGAACTTCCGATGATACGCGCGCAGCTTCTTCAAACCCTCGCCGCAGTTCCCGCGATCAAAATGACAACGCGGAATGATCGCCCTGACCGCCTCGATGCCATCAGGCAAGGGAAGTTTCGGAACCACATGTGGACGGACTCCCAATCCCTGCAAGATCTCGTAGCGAGACATGCCAGAACCAAGCTCGCGAACCATCACATCGTGCGGGAAATGGTGCCGGCCATAAACGTAGGGCTTGTTCTTCAACTCCGATATGTAGTGATGCAAACCCTCGCCAGACGCCTCGTAATAATCGATCACCCGAATGCCTGGATCACCACGATAAACCTGATAAAAGAACACCGCCGTGCTGTCCGCGATCCCAAGATCCCACGCCGTGTGTACCTCCAAATTCGGCTCCCAGGGAACCGAACCAATCCGACCATCAGTATCAGCAGCATCCAATAAAGCCGACCAGTAAGCGCCAACCAATGCCGCCGACCAGCTTACCTCAAATTCTTGATCATACTGCGACTGCTCCATCGTCGCGCGGGCAGCTTCTAACTCTCCAAGTGGTAATATCCCCGTCTCAGACGCCGGGAAACGCATCGCAAACCACTCAGGATCCCCAGCTTCCATGCACGCCATCGCATGATCGTAAATGTCCTTGAACTGATTCTCGCCGCGCGGCGTGCCAATCCATAAACACTTGCCGTCGCCAAAGTCGGACAACGCAGGACGGACAATCTCGGGAAACAACCGCCGGTTCATGTCGGCATACTCATCAAGACTACATGCATCCAAACGTAAACCACGCAGGCTGTCCGGGTTCTCCGCACCCAACAACCAAATCCGCCGACCATCCGGCAGATCACACCGCAACTCAGCCTCGTTGAACTTTACACCAGGAAGAACCCCCGCATACTCGCGCAGCATCACCCAGGCAATCCGCTTCGCGGCGGAATAAGTCGGCGCTATATATGCACCCTGGGATCGCTCGCGCGGGTGCGAAATGATCTCCCGCAACAGCCAATTGACCGCCATCACCGTCTTGCCGAAACGGCGATGGCAAACCGCAACCGAAAAACGCTTGGCCGCGTTATGAAATAACATCTGTAACGGACGCGGCCTGTACGGTATGGTAACCCGACGCAGGGGTTCAGACATCCAAGCCCTCATCGGCACCCGTGAAAAACATCAACAAAACCCTGCGATCCCCCCTGTGCCGCGCGACCGTATGCTCGTTCTCAGGCGCGTCATCGTAAAACACCAGATCGCAATAATGATGTGAGGCAACGTCAGGCTGGTCCCGGAAGTAAAACCCGCCACCACTATATGCCTCACGGGGCGTCAGGACGCACCCAGCCGTGTACCTGCACCACGCCATATGCCCCTTCGCACCGACATCATGGTGCCAGGGATGCCCTTCCGGGCGCCGCTCAACCCGGCAATACGCCGGGGGAGCCGTCAAGGCCGGAACAGCCGCCTGGACAAGATCAACCAAACGCGCAATCAAAGGCTCGTCCCAGTCGCGATACCCAATCTCGGAACCAAGCTCGCTCGCTTCGTCAGGCGTCAGAACATCAGGCACGCGCTCACGCAACTGCGCGCCCACTTAACCTGCGAATACTGATCTTACGCTGGTTCTCACGCCTGACCTGGTCAGCGGACTTCGTCGGCTCCCGCGACTTTTCAGCCTCGGGAGGAGGTGTAGCCGCCGTCTTCCGTGTGCGCTTGCGCTTCCTGATTTTCAGTGCCATCAGTCACTCCTCAACTAATTAATCCACGCCGTCCACGCCCCAATACCCCCCCATTCCGCGAGCGGTTCTTTGCCTTCAATTGAATGCGTAAATTGCCGGGAGAATTGTTGCGGGGATTCCGATCCCGATGATCAACATCCTTCCCGTCACCCTTCTTCACACGCCCCGCCTTCTCCAACTTCCGGCGCGCCGCGTTCCGAGCAGCCCGACGCTTCTTCTGCACTGGCCGGCGGTGGTAGTTGCGATATTCAGCAGCGTAGTCGCGGCCTTGCGGCATCGAAATCTCCAGAATTTTGGCGTCGGATACGGCAGGTGGTCCCTATGATAAGGCGGCTGCGCAGGCGTTCTGGGGGTACCCCCCCTCGACACCCCCCACCCCGAGGTTCGCGATTTTCGCAGCAATATCAATGCGTTAACCGATGATAGTATTTCAACGCAGACAGCGTCACGCTCTAAGACGTTCGTCAACGTCCATTATATAACAACCTAAGCCATTGATATCGTTGACGCTCTCACCATACTCAAGGCAAGTTCGATGACCAGCCACCCCGTGCGCGACAACGCGCAAAAACATCTGCCGTCAAGCCTTCAATGCAAAGGCTGACCTTTCGTTTCCTCCTGATCCTCGCCCTGTTCCCAGCCCACGATAGCAGGCCCGACGTGTTCCACCTGCTGCTTATCCTTATATCTGTTGTCTATCTTGGTAAGGCGAGCATTGGCTTGGTGACCCATGTTGTTTGCCGCGGTCACCACGGCCTGGACGCATTTAGGATCGACGCCGGTCTTGCCGGCGATCACGGCACGCTGGGCATCGACTGCCTCATCTGCCTGGATCAGCGTGCCTCGGATCCTGGCACGATGAACCTGGTCATCCAATTCAATATCTGCCGCGCACCACATCTGGAATGATCTAATCGACGGAAGATGGTCATCGGCACAGATCGCTGTCAGCGTTTCGCCCACCGACAAGCGATTAATCACTTCCTCCACCACCACATCAGATTTAATGGTTGGCCTCGCCATCGACTTCTCCTCTTGCCGTTCAAGCGACGGACATGTCCAGATTTGTCCGCGTCTGTCCAGACATCATACCACCAAAGAAAAGCCCGCTGTTGCGGGCTTGAGGTCTCGATGGTCTGGCGGCAGACCCCCAAGATGGGAGACCGTGGCACATCGACATCACATCAGCAACAGGACAGATAGTGAACGATTCACAACAGAGGCAATCGGTCACAGCCTGTAATATTTAGCCAATCCATCGAGCGCGAGGCGCAGTGCTATCATACCCGCTTGCGAAGCGCGAGAATCACCGACGACTCCTCTCCAACCGCCGGCGGGATGTCCGTCTCCCACGACATGCACCAGCACATCGGCGAGCGGGTCACCGACATATCTAAGGGCAGCCCTGACTTCCTGCTTGGCTGCCGTGACGATCTCTGCCGCTTGATCGGACATACCCTTGGCCCTGATAGAGTCAACGCTCACGGTGGTATATGCCGCGACCAACTGCGCCTTCCGCCATTGCGTTGCGAGCCGATCCGCTGCCGCGTATTGGCGGCGGGTGATATTTTTACGTTTGAAATACGTTTCAATCGGATCATGCGTTGTGTTACGGATCGCGAACACGCCGGCGGCGGTTGTTTCCATTACATGATATTCGCCGTGCTGCTGGATTTCGACGGGGCCGTGATCCGATATTGGTTGAGACTTGGTTTTTCGTTTTTTCATGGTCTCACTCTTTCCGACATCGCGTTAGACCACGCATCACGCATCCCCTAAAGGGAGATGCGTGTTATGCGTGGTCTAAACACGCAAGATGCAGCATCACGCATGCGTGCTTTTGCGTGTTTTGCGTGGTTTGCGTGGTCATGATTTGCTGTCCTTCTGGACCCAATAAAGCTCGTTGTAGAACCCGATAATCCCGTCTCTGACGAGTGCTGCGCTGGCACGATTGAACGCGGTATTGCGGTGCTGGCTGTCAATCGCCATCGCTGGGTAGGCGGCATCGCGCAATTGTTTGGCGGTGCAGCATAGCTGTACTGGCCGGCCGCCACCTGGCGAGCGTTCGACGCCTTGATCGACCAGCGTATTGCGGAGGGCTTGGAGGACGGTGTTCTGGTGGACGCCGAGCTTGAGTTCCTTCTTTTTGGGTTCTGGGAGGTCTGCCGGCGCGAAGTGGTTGATGATGCATGTGGTCATCATTTCCGCATCGCTATCGGGTCCGATGTCGATGGTGTCCAGCATGAACCCGAACTTGAGCCCATCGATGCCATCGCGCTGCTTGAGTATGGTTGCGATCTTCAGTCCTTCGACGCCGGCATCGCCCTCGGCCTTGATCTCGATCTCGGTATCGACCGCGGCAAGGAGCGACGAGTGCCCACGCAGCCCCTTGGCGTCATCCTTCCCGGTGTGATGCACCAGCAGCATGAATGTATCCAGCGTTTTCCATATGGTGTCGCAGTGTCCGACGAGCGCGGTCATGTCTTCTGGGCTATTTTCGTTTCCCCCCGCCATCGCTCTGGACAGTGTGTCAACGATGACCATTCTGATGGGCTGGCCGGCCTGCTGCTGGATATCCTGTATGTCCGCGATCAGTCCCTCGACCTGTTCCTTTGATGATCTAAGGTCGAGGGGCGTTGGGGAGAGGTGCAGGTGGACATCCTTGATGCTGATGTCGTTCGCCTCGCACCACGGCACGATCCTGTTGTGGAATCGCGTGCCGCTTTCGAGGGCGACATATATAACGATTCCTGGCTTGGTTGTTTTGTTGAGGTATCCTCGACTGCTTGCGATGTGCATTGCGAGGTCGAGCGCCCAGAATGTTTTGCCTGATCCGGGTTTCCCGTAGACGGCGCCCAGCCCTGTGGTTGGTATCATGTCTCTTACAGCCCAGTTCGCGATGCGCTGGATCTGGATTTGTTCGCCGGTGAACCATTGGCGACCTGACATTCTAAGCGGTATGATTTCGCCTGGGGTCCAGGGTTTTTGTTTCGCGACCTGGCGCCAGAGATTGTTCGCATCGGCGCCGGTCCGCGCGATGTAATCCACGATATCCGCCTTGCGCTCCATGCCCTGGCACACATCCAACATGATGATGGTTCCCGCGGTGCCGTGGAGCTTCTCTGCGACCTGCTGGGCGTGTTTGTGTCCAGGGTCATCGTTGTCTGGGATGATGATGCATTGCTTGTCCTTGAACGCCGGCGTCAGTTCGTCCTGCCATTGACCGGCGCCGCCCGGATTGCAGGTCGCCGGGATGCCGATGGCGTTACATGCGTCCGCGCCTTGTTCGCCCTCGGTGATGACCACATAGGGGAGGTCGTGCCACAGGTGCCACAGGTATGGTACGCGGGTTACTCCCTCCATTGTTGGCTTGAAGGTTCCCGCGCCGTTCAGACTGAATTGCCGGAATGTTTTCCCGCCGTTCTGGTCTGGCATGCGTTTAACGATGTATTTGATGGCGCCGGCACGGTCTCTGTAGATGTGCGTGGCTGGGTTGACCCATGTTTTATCGAACGGCGGCGTCCGTTTTTGTTGCGGTTCGTATTCCTCTCTTGGCGCCAGCCATCCGTTGGCGACGAACGTCTTCTGGATCTCGCGCCAGTCGCATCCGCCGTGACAGTGCCACAATAGGCGGTGGTCGCCGTCCTTGAGGGAGAGGGAGGGGTTCTTGTCGTCATGGTTCGGGCAGCATGCCTGCCATGAGCCGTCATGCAGGCGGCGCGCTTTTTTGAGTTTCTTGGCGATCTCTGCCGCCGTGATCATGTCGGGGTTTCCCTTGCTCCTGCTTTCTCCAGACTTTCAATATATTCAACGATTTGCCAGCCGGTAATCCGCCGTTTAACAGCGATTGACACACCCTCCACTCTGGCAATATCCGCCGACCAATGTGAGCGTGCGACAGAGCCGTCCTTGGAAACCTCTCGATAACCTCTCGGTAACTTCTTGTTTTCCTGATGGACCAGAAAAACCGCCCGAAGGCGGCCCATCAGGGAAAACGCGAGAAAAAATCGAGCGATATGATTAAGTGACACTCCCACATACAACAGGCTCCCGGTGCTATCAAAATGTCGATACAGTGCGGTGGTCATTCGCTACCCCAGTCCCAGGTTTTTCGCCAGGGCGCGCTTGATCATATTCACATCGCGTCGGAGGGTACGGAACTTCCCGACATCGGCGTGATGTTGCGCGATCAGTCGATCTCTTTCGATTTCGAGAACCCGACACCGCCAGACAGCCGCCTTCACGAACACGTCGGCGGTCATTAGCCTGATGCCTCCTCCCTTGACGAGTTCTAAACTGCTATCGAAGGGTGGTCCCCTCATGCGGTTTTTGGTCATCACCCCAGCCCCATTTCGTTACTCATCGTCTTGCTCCCTTATGGCGGCGGCTATTCCCATCGGGCAAAGGTCGGTGTGTCCATCTGGCATCTGGTGGTCGCACCTCGCCGACGTGCAGCCCCCATGTTCTGCCACTTTCGCGCACCGTTCCCGCTCCAGTGCCGTGGCGGCGCGGGCGGCTTCGCGGAGGGCTTGGGCGATACGGTCAGGTATGTCATCGCTGGTGAAACACCGCGCCTCCAGCACCACTCGTGTGGCAAGATCAGCCCAGTCCATCACCCCAGCCCCATGTTGTTCGCGAATGTGTCATCCTTGTGGCGGCGGTTTTCAAACCACTCGGCGCGTTGTTCGGCGAACGTGCTGATGATGATGGATCCGAGCATCATCAACTGATCGCGATTTAGATATCTGATGTCATGGACTTTGATGCTGTCGAGATACTGCCCAGCAGTCCGGCATGCTTCCCACAATGGCACGCTTTCGTCATCTTCCAATCTGTGGTCGGTCATCACATATTCTCTCACGACTCCCTGGTGGGCGCGTGAGTATGTATATATGTGCCTCCCTTTCCGCCCGACGAGGAGCGGAGGAGGTTTGCTAGTTCCACGCTCCTGGGGGCGTGCCGGAGTTGGGATCCCACGCTCCTCCCTGTTGTGGCGTTGCTGGTTGGGGCGTGGGTGCTGGCGCGGGTGCTTGGGCAGGCGCGCCCCATGCCGCGGGCTGGGGTTGCGCCCCCGGCGGCGGTGCGTATCCGCCGGGAGGCGGCGCTGTCACCGGCTGGGCCTGCGGCGTGAGGCACGGTGGCTGCGTCACCCACTTGATGATCTGGAAGTTGGGAACCTGCGTATTGTTTTTTCCTGTCGATGTCAGCGTTGGGCTGGTGTACGCGATCACCGGGTAGAGGCCAGGGTTCTGTGGTGCTTGCTGTGCGATGATAGCTGACGCACCGTGGAAGCCCAGCCACGCGCCCTTCGTCGCCTGGTCCCACATCACCACCGTATTCGCATCGACGGCGATTGGGATGTGGAAGCCCTCCGTGAATCCAACTCCAGGGAAGGGTGTGGGTAGATGTGGTGCTGGATTGGGGCGCCAATCTTTTTGCCCACTGTCAGGCCAGCACTGCCACCCGGTGACGATGTTCTCGACATCCCAAACCACGCCCGCCGACATCGCGGCGAAAGGCACGCGCCCGTCTTCTACGCTGACGGAGAACTGGCACGGTTCTATGCCGTGTTTAGCTGAACCTTGGGCGTGCCAGAGGATATACCCGTTGTAGGCATCGCCCTCGTTTCTAGGTTCGTCTGGCGGCAGTCCTTGCCATGTCATAATGCTTCTCCTTTAAGGTCGATGTTTCTGGGATTGGTATGAGCGAACGCCCATTGAGGGATCTGGATCTGCACCTTTTCATCGGGATATGCCGGGAAGTGTTTGGTAGCGACACACTCAACGTGCCGTTCCAGAGCGGCGTTGTAGGACGCCCAGCCCTCCCTTAATGACGCCGTGTCCAGTTCGTAGATCGCCGGCGCGTAGGGCGGGGACTTCTCGATGACCAGGAAAAGGAACGTCTGGATGTCCTTGCCGCTGGCTTGGTTGTAGCCATACAGATAGGATGCTGCTTGCTGGTGATAGCCATATTTGGCGACGGCCTGCGCGAAGCCCGCCGGTGATGCATCTACGCTGGTCTTCAGGTCGATCAGGAGATCCTGCTTGATGCAGTCGAGCTTGCATTTGCAGAGTTGCTCTTTGTACATCCAGAACGCGGCCTGTTCGTACTTGGCGTCCTTGCCGGTGAGGATCTCTGTGAATGTGGGACTGTTCCAGACTTTGTCGCGCATGGTCATGGCGACGGTGTAGTCCCGTTCGACTAGCAGAATTTTGCTTTCCTTTTCGGCCTTTTCCAGTGCCTCTTTCCACTTTTTTCCGCGCCGGTCTGCTGGTCCCTGGATGATGAGGTCGCTCGCCAGGTCGGGCTGTAGCACCGCGACGTGGACTGCGGATCCGAGATCCATTGCGTCTGTCTTTGCGGTCGGCACCTGCGCGTGTGCTGGTGTCTTTGTTGCGAGTTTCCAAAGGTAGCTTCTGGACAGTCCATCGGCTGCGAAGTATTCCTCATCGCTGATATCGTGGATACCGGGGTTCATGGCTTGGACCCGGCTGCCGCCGAGGTGCTGGTGCGGAGATTCTCGGCCTCGTAGGCCTCGATGTCCTCAAGCCGGTAGACCACCCTGCCACCGATTTTCAGGTAGGCAGGGCTCTCGCCCAACCACCGCCAGCGCTCAAGCGTGCGCTCGCTGATATTCCAGCGGTCGGCCAGTTCGCTCTGATTTAGGTGTTTGATACCCATCGGGCTCTCCTTCGGTTCCATCATGCCACCTCACCCAGAAGGCTGATCCATCCTGCTATATCCACTTGGGAGTCGCGGTGGTCTGGTGTTTCGATGAGCCGCGCCATCTTGACCGCGGTCATAATCAGAGTGACATCAGCGGCGCTGATAGGATGGGCGAGCTTATCGACCAGCACTGCGTTGATCAGGCCGGCGGTGCGGTCGAGGTTCTCTTGAGGCGAGCCGTAGCTCCCGCGCGTCTGGATGGTGCGCTTGGCCTCGTCGAGGATGCTTAGGCACGGTGCCAGCTTGTCGCGTCCAGGGACTGTTGGTGCGTGTCCAGTGGCTGCCGGGTTCGCGGTAGATTTCAATTTACTAAGATCATTCGTCTGCATTTGGCTCGACCCTCCCTGCTTGCTGATATGCGAGCAAATCTAACCGGCGGTACATGACTTTTCCGCCATGCTTTATGTACGGAGGACCTTGGCCACGACATCGGAGTGTCGCGAGAGCATTTGTCGTGGTTTTCGTCTCTCTAGCGGCCTCTTTGCAAGGCAGCAGTTCCAGAAGCCAAATGCGAATTTCTGGGTTTTCGATATCCAGCCCGAAGTCAGCACCGGGGGAAAAGGTAGGAGATGTAGGCGCTGAAATGTCAGCGGCTTGGTCAAGTAAACTTTGTCTGGGCATTGCTTATTCCTCCAATCTGTCGAGCGTAGAGCGCGATCAACGCCGCCTCGGCGCGACCGTCATCTTTCTTGCGGGTAAATAGGCGCCCGTGGTCTGGGAACAGTCTGGTCGCCGCCGCCCGCGCGGCGTCTTTATCCCTGTTTAGGCGGAAGTGTTTTTTCCAGACGGGTGGCACGACTTCCGTGTAAGGGATCGCAAGGCTGGCGATGACGCCCTTGCACGCCCCGACGCCTTGGCCGAAATTGAATGCCGACTGTCGGCCCATCCCGAACGCATTGACCTTTTCGATCCAGGCGTGGTCGGGCGGAAATTCGATCAGCAGGTCCGCGATAGCGCGTGCGTTGACCTCTTTGCCGATGATGGGCATATCCTCAACAAATAACCCACCGTCCTCATAGAGCATCGCGAGCGCGCCTCGCATGCCTGGGTCAATCGCGAGGATCATTTGATTTCCTCATATGCATCACGGTGGATTTCCAGCACGATATCCCTACTGTATTCGTCTTGGTCCCACTGCCGGTTCATTTCCATGAACAAGATTAGGCGCGCTAGATCAGCACCGTTTTTGAGGATCATTTGGCGACCAAACACGATGTCCAGTCGCTCCATGCCTTCTTCTTCTATGAGCGTGATCGTCATCGATTTTTGGAGCGAATTTATCCAATCCTTTGATCTGCCGTGGTGCCAACTCTTGTGGTGCGCCGCCTCCTCTTCTCTTCTTTCTTTCGCTTGCCTTCGCCGCAGTTCCCGATCCCAGGATTTGTTTCTTTCGATCATCCACGCCGGTGCTGATGCGTGTTTTTCCTGATCAGCTTCGATCTTTTTCGCCGCCGCTTCCAGCCGCTCAATCGCCTTCTCCCCCATCTCGCCGCCGATAGGCTCTGGGATTGTCACTGCTATCTGTTCCATGCCTATGGCGCCGGTCTTGATCCGCGAGATCATCTTGGCGAGCGCGCCAGGAGATATTGCATCGAAGTCAGGATCGACATTCGCCTCTTCCCAGTACGGTCGCCTCCTCGGAAACATCACCCTTTGAGTTCCTTCTCAAGCCGCCGCACCTCGCGCTCTGCGCGGACGATCCTTGCGTGGTATTCGTTAGGGTCGGCGTGGGTCACATCGCTATTTTGCAGGCGGATGAGGACGCGCTTGGCGGCGTCGAGCTTCTCCTGAAGGAAGATGGCATCCCAGCCGTCGCGGTATGCCTTGGTCGCGGGCTTGGGCCAGTACCAGCCCGATCTCTTGGGCGGGCCTTTGCGTGAAGGGAAATGGATGTCAGTCATCCTTCATCTCCGACGAGGATGGCGCGGCCAATGGCTCCCGCGCCGAGGGATATGACGGCGTGGGAGGTATTCATGCGCCCCCCTCGCCGTCGCACGGTTCGGCGAATAGGGGGGTGTCGGCGCCGCTGACATGGCCCATCCGCAGTTTGATATCCTCGAAATATTCGGCCTCGCGCTCAATCAGAATGGCTTTCATCCCTTCCGCCAAAGCGGCCATGCCCGTTGTGCCCGTTCCAGCAAAGGGGTCCAGGACGGTGCCGCCTGGCGGGGTCACTAGGCGCACCAGCCAGCGCATGAGGTCGACGGGCTTTACCGTGGGGTGCTTGGAACCTAGTCGGTCAGTCGCGTCGGCCTTGGCGCTGTAGAAGAAGCGTGCGGCGGTGCCAAAGTCGTTGGCCCCATATTCTCCTGTGTGGCTTGGCAACCCCGCCCCACCGCCGTAAATATCCCCCGGTTTACTTGTGAGCGTTGCTCGCTGGCTCTTGCTTTCCCCGAACCGCGCGAACGCCTCCAGCACCTCGTCGGAACCGTCATGGACTACGTTGGCGGGCCAGCGGCCCTTAGGATGGGACTGCGCTGGTGTATCAGCACGGCCTTGATAATGAAATTCTCCCGCCTTGCAGCCGCCAGGGCCAGACGGATAGGCGTAGGTGTCATTCGTCCCCACCCGGCACCCGTCGATATTCAGCGCCCCCGTCCCGTGTCCCAGTACATTGGTCGCCACAGTGCCGATAAGCGGCTTGCGGGCCAGGACGATAGGCTCACAGGCGGGTTTGAGAGCCGTG